GAGCCGATGGGAAATACTTATTACCGCGGCATGTACCGGACAGAGGGGATCAGTCTTTATGATCTGGCTGTCGATGTGCTGACAGATGCCGGATTCGAGGCCAGGGAGTACGAGCTTGACAGCTATTTGCGATCTGTCAGTGTAAGGAACCCTATGCCGCCAGTAACACACAAGGAAGCTTTGCAGATCATTGCGAATGCTGGGCGTTGCATTATCTTTCAGGACCGGCAAGGCATGATCCGGATTAAGGCAGCCTTTAATATTACGCTGTCGCCGCGTATGACGGCAAGATCGGATAACGCCGAAGCGTATGCTAATACACAGTCAGTGTTGACTGCCACAAATCGTGTGAGGTATGCGGACTTTGGCCATGACTCGATACAGGCAGATGGCACAGCCTACTTTCTTCCGCGCGCTGGGAAATATCTCAATACAGGGTATGTTAGCCGGGAGATATCCGGAGCTAACGGCCGGTTTGCAAGTAATCCAATCGTGGAGATCACGCTGGAGGCAGCCATCAAGTTTTTTGGGCTGCATCTGGAATTTGAAGGAAACCCGCCGGAGGCTATGACGATCCACACGTACAAAGACGGTGTTTTACTGGAAAGCTATGTGGTCAATGCGGGAATCGATGCACGAACTGATATAGACCATGAATTTCCAGAAGCTGACAAATATGTCTTAGAGTTTACCAAAGCACAGCCGTATAACCGTGTCAGCTTATGGCATGTCTCCTTTGGCGAGATCACGGACTACACGTTGGAATACAGCACAGACCTGACAAAGACACCAAAGGGCAAGCAGCTGGAGAAGGTCAAGGAAGTCCAGATCATTAAGACATCGTACCAACAGGGCGTTGAGAAGAAGGAGCTCTTTAAGGATCAGATCATTGTAACCAACGGGACCTATACGGTGTATTTGAGCAACGCTTCACACGGCTTCGAAACGTCTGTCGGGAGTATAACAGCATATAGCGCATATTACGTTACAGTGAGCCTTCCAGGCGTTTCTGATGGCACTCAGATGGAACTGACCATTACAGGGTATGAATACACCCAGTCAGCGAGCCGGTACGTGAAACAGATCAATACAACCGGACGCGTGACGGAATGGTCTAACCCGTTGGCAGATGATATACTGGCGCCTGATCTGGCGGACTGGATTGGTGATTACTATTATTCCAACCGGGAATACGAACTACCTTATCGTGGAGATCCCCGGATTGACGGCAACGATATCCTGTATCTGGAAAACCAGTACGTGGAGAATCTACAGATCCGGGTGTACGAGCACAGTCTTGATTTTAACGGTGCACTGTCTGGAACGATAAAGGCGAGGAGGGATATGTATGTGGCAAGAACCGAAACTTAACTGGAAGAAAGTCGATCCCATTAATATAGAAGATTACAACCGTATAAAGAATAATCTGGCAGAACTCCGGGAGACAGCGATACGCTTATACCCGGAGTTTTCCATTACTGTTAATCCGGACAAAGGGCGGAGCGACTATCCATATGCGGATGAGATTAATCAGTTGGAGGATAATCTGGAGGCGATCCGGATCCACACATACCCATTCACGACAGGGCAGCGGCGCACATATTACGATAATCAACCGTACATCGACTGGCAGGAGCTCAACCGCCTGGAATCAGCCACGCTGCTGATCTACAACAACCTGAGGGGCCAGGAGGAGGGAAAGCGGCGGTTGTCATTTAGATTAGGAGGTTTAAGAGGACTATGAAGACAGACTGGAAAGATGATATATTCACCCAGCGCAAGATCCGTCTGACCGAGAACAGCGACGGGACGGTAACTCCTGTCGACGCGACGACATACACCCAGAAGGGGGATTCGTTCGGGGCGAAGGAACTGAATGAGATCGGGACGGAGATTAACGAAGTAAAAAAATCTGTCAGTGATGGAAAAGCCCTTGTTGCCGCAGCCATCACTGCAAAGAGAGTAGCAACGGCGGCGACAGCGACATTTAAGGAGATGGCAGCAAATATCGGACGCATTGTATTGGGGTCCGGGAATGCACAGCCGGCGGATGTACTGGCCGGGAAGACAGCCACCAATGACAGCGGCGTGGAGTTTATGGGGACTATGCCGAACAATCCTGATGTAACTACTGCGGCTTCTACAATACTCTATGAAGGGAGCCTGTATTATCGCATTCCCAAAGGAGCGTATATAAATCTTACTTCTAATGGATACCCAGAGGTTAAGGCATCGCAAGCTACCATAGCTAATGCAATCGGGCTCAATCCGGATTATATGTTGGATAGTATTAATGTGCTGGGAAAACAGGGCAAGATCCAGTCCATGGCGGGGGTGACGATCACACCCCAGACCTACGCCCAGACTGTATGGAGCGCATGGAAGCGCATGACCGGCAATGTGGAAATAGCGGCTGTTCCACTTCCGCCGGCGAGTGTCGTTAAAAAGGGGTACCGGTATTGGATCGGCAGCAGTTACGTGGACGGGACTTGTGAAGGATATTTTCCAACAGCAAATGATTTATATTTACATGGCAATAACCCGGCGAATTTTAGTTGTTCAAGCGGTTCGGGTTATGTAACATTTTTTCTGGATCACATAGAGATACGCGATACGTCAGATACAAAAATAATCAATGCATCAATTAAGTTTAATTTGACTGGTCATGCAAACCTGAAAATAGATGGCGAGTTTTGTAACGGTGCAAGTAGCGGAAGATATTTAGATATTTACAGAGGGTCCGGAACCGGTTGGTATAGCTTTGCGCAGCATATTTTTGCAGGGTCAGCCTGTACAGGAAGAACTACAATCACAATTCCATTACCGGCTAATCTGGGAGATCAGCTGATCGGTTTTAGGTTTGGATCCAGTATTACCGGTAACATCTATCACGTATGGCTTGAATAGAAGGAGGAAATGCATTATGAAATCATTAATCATCTATGACACTACCGGCACAATCTGGTCGGTGATCCACGGTCAGGACACAGTCCCGGCAGGAGTCCTCGGCCTCGTCGTTGTAATTCCGGACGGGGCCACGATCACCAGCATTGATGTGAGTAATCCAGGCAACCCACAGCCGGTCTATCAGTATGACGGCGGCGGAGTCGATCTGCACGAGGAGGTCAAGGAGCTGCGCGCCATGATCGACGATATGTCCCTGATCCTGGCTGATGTGATTGGGGGTGCATACCATGCTTAGTACGGCGGCGAAAAATATCATAGTCTATGCACTTAAGATCAGGCACGAGCGTGGCGAGGACGTGGAAGAGATCCTGAAAGGATATCCGAACCTTACCGATGCCGAGAAATACGAGGTCTTACGGGCAGTGACAGAGGAGGGATAACGTGGACGGTACAATACAGGAGTATGTACTCGATATGGCGGCAGATACCAAAAAAGAGCCGCTGAGAGTCAAGCAATATGATACCAACAGCCGGCAGGCACGGATCACGCTTAAGATGGGTAGTGAGCCATGGACGATCCCCTTTGGCTGCCAGATACACATCAATGTACGAAAGACAGACGGTACACTGGCAGACGCCACGTGTACACGGATTGACGAGCATACAGTACTGACACCGATTACCGAGCAGATGACGGCGGTAACCGGTACACAGTTGGGTGAGCTGTACTTTCTGGGATCAGACGGGGATATCAAATCACAGACATTCCCGGTCGTGGTTTACGAGGCTGTAATGGATCAGGCCCGGATCGAGTCCTCAGACGATTTCCAGTCGTTGCAGGACTCGATCCGGCAGGTTGAGACGTCAACGGAGATGGCAGATGCTGCGACTCAGTATGCCACCGCACAGGGGGACCGGGCAGGAGCTGCGGCCCAGCGTGCGGAAGATGCGGCAGACAGCATACAGGCGGCGGTTGATGCGGCAGCAAATGCGAAGGCCTGCGAGTCAAATGCAAAAAACAGTGAGTTGGCAGCGGCGCAGACACAACAGGAGGTCACGGATTATGTCGAGAGCCAGAAGGCGGCCTTCGTCGGCTACTCTAAGCGCGAGTCAGACAGCCAATACGCCAACGCCCTGACCAATTCAGTGACGGGGGAGGGCGGCGTAACCGTAGAGGACGCATGGACGGCTCCGGTGTTGGGGCTTGACGTGGTTGGTAAAAGCGAGCAGGCGACGACAACGGGGGCGCAGCTGTTACCTCAGCCTCAATTCAACGATACTAAAAATGGCATTACTGTGAAAACGCAGATGGACGGTGGCATTTCTATAACGGGGACCGCAACATCTGCCATTGCATTTACGGTAGCGGAAATTCTGCTTCCGGCTGGGACTTATATCCTGTCGGGATTATCCGGTCTGGTTGTGGGCAGAATGTATTTTCAGCTTGTTGAAATAAGTGCACAGGGCGGCCAGTTTGTTGGTGAGCTGGCAAAGGTAGGCCCTGTTGCTAGTGCAACCGTTACAATTGACCGTGATGTATGGGCGCGTGCAGAAATAAAAGTATTATCAGGGGTAACGGCAGACAGTATTTGTTACCCCATGCTTAACGCCGGAGATACCGCTCTCCCTTGGGAGCCATACACTGGCGGTGCCCCTTCCCCCAGCCCGGAGTACCCGCAGGACATTATCAGCGTGGGGACGGTGAGCACGGGGGTACAGATGCTGGACTTTGAGCAATGTTTGAAGGAATGGAATTCTAAATACACTCAGTCGAGTGGACGTGTTTACACAGTAAATGCACTGGGAGCTGGATTTCAAAATCCTATCAGCTTTAGTGACGAGGATATAAAAGTAACATTAAGTGGTAAGGTACGAGATATATCAGGGAGTGCATACCGTATCGATCTTCTGGATTCTTCTGGAAATTTGGTAGGAAGAATCATTAAAGATACAAAAACAATAACAGGGATGGCCAGTAAAATCAGGTTGAACTTTGCCGAGGGAGGAGTGGGAGAATATGCTGATATCATGCTCAACGCAGGTGACACAGCCTTACCATGGGAGCCGTACACCGGAGGCAAGCCGAGCCCATCGGTGGAGTATCCGGCGGAGGTAGAGGTAGGAATGGTGGGGGCTAATTTACTTAACTTAAATCGTGAAGCCAGTGGGAGTGTTTCCGGCGTTGATTTTACCATGAAGAATGGAGAAATAACCCTAAATGGAACTGCTTCGATTGGTAGTGGTATATTTCTGTTCGGTAAATCTTTTGTAGGTGATGAGGTAAACTTTACGCTTTCAGATGGCAGTTACAGCGCGAGTGGGTACCCTCAGAGTACAAAATTGTACTTTTACCGAGTAGGTGACTCTGCAAGTGCGATAGTTGTTACAAGTGGTATGACATTTACAATAGGCAATGCCAAGAACGATTTTGTATCAGTCTCGCTCCGATGGAGTACAGGAGCCGTATTCAACAACGAAAAGTTTAGGATCATGCTCAATGCTGGTGACAAGCCAAAGTCGTGGGAACCTTACCGCTCGACCTCCGCCGATATCACCCTGACCGAGCCATTACGCGGGATTGGAGAGCATCGGGACCGAATCATGTACAGAGATGGTGCGTGGGGGATTGAGCGTAAACGTATTTCTGTGCTCTGCGATGGAATTAACATAAAAGTTAAAGAACCAAATACTCCATGGGACAATAAATATCCTGAATATGTGCACACATGGTTTGATTTTAGTGCTACGTGGTTAATCGGACAAAAGAATTTTTTATCATCGCATTTTAAATGCACAACAGAAAATAATGAGAATTTGGCTAACACAGAATTAAGATGTAGTACGGGAGACAACAAACCATACATTTTTATACAAAAAAGTGTTGCTGGTGTCAATGAAGGAGACAATGACAATGCAAAAGTACAAAAAGTTAATGCTTGGATTGCGGAGCATCCGTTTTGCATAGAATACGATCTTGCCACCCCCACTTGGGAGCCCCTTCCCGCCGCGACTCAGCAGGCCCTCAATGAACTGACGACCTACGCAGGCACAACACACTTGACGATCACCGCGGGCGGACTGACTCCAGACGTCACCCTGGAATACGTTCAGGACACCCAAAAGGCCATAGAGCAGCATGACTCAGCCAACCGCCAGTACACCGACAACCAGATAGCGGCAATAGTAGCAGCCCTGCCGACAGCGATGCAGGCAGCTATTGTAGATAACCAGACGACTAAACTTTTACAGGAGGTATGAGATTATGAGTAACACAGTGATTTACACGTTAATGAGCAGCCTGATCACAAAAAAGTATTATGCAACCAAAGAGGAGGCCACGGACAAGCTGGGGGTATACTTTGCGTTTGATATGATCGATGCAGAGCAGATGACTGAGCTTGCATTACTGGCTGAGACGGTGTACGCGCCGCCGGCGGTTGAGCCGGAGATCCCGACAGAGCCGGAAGTGCCGGTAGAATAAGGAGGACTATAAGGTGTGGAAAGATACGATGTAATTATCATCGTTGTAGGACTGATCACCACGGCCCTGACGATTGGTGCACCTGTGATTAAGCTTAACACAGCGATTACCCGGCTGATTGTAAAGTTGGACAGCCTGGGTAAGGATATGGACGATCTGGAGTTACATAACCATGAGTCGCATAAAAGATTGTGGGATCATAACGATGAGCAGGACGAGAAGCTGGCAGATCATGAGACGCGTCTGTCGGTGATCGAGAAGAAAGAGAGGAATTGACTATGGATTTTGGAATTGCGAGTGTTGCAGGAATTACAGTAATCTGCTATCTGGCTGCTATGGCCGTCAAAGCTACAGAGGTGGACAATAAGTGGTTGCCGGTGATCTGCGGTGTTATTGGGGCGGTGCTGGGGGTTGTGGGAATGTATTACATGCCTGGATATCCGGCTACTGACATTATTACAGCAATAGCAATCGGCATCGTCTCCGGACTGGCTGCGACAGGTGCGGATCAGGTATATAAGCAGCTGACAAAATAAGCTGTTGCAATATCGCAACGGTTGTAACATCACAACTTTTTAGGGCCTGGGAGAGATCCTGGGCCTTTTTTGATTGGAGGTCAAATATGAGTAAAACATTGGACAAGCTTCTTGCTCTGGCAGAGAGCCAGACCGGTTATACCGAGAAGAATAACGATAAGGATTTAGATGTCGCCGTCGGCCCTACGGCCGGTAATGGCAACCATACGAAGTACGCACGGGACTTAACTGCTATGGGCCTTCCCGGCTATTGTGGGGCCGCCTGGTGTGCGGTCTATCAGATGTGGCTGGAGGTTAAGACAATGGGGAAGGAGCAGGCGCTTAAAACGCTCGGTCCGCAGTTTTATAACTGCTTCGCAGTCAGGGATCGTGCCAAAGCCACAGGCAGATGGCTGGCGGCCGGAGCAACCCCTAAGCCCGGATACCGCGTAATCTTCCGCCAGAGCCATATCGCATTGGTCACCAGAGTTGCCGGCGGAAGAATCTATACCAACGAGGGAAATACCAGCAACGGAACCGCAGTGGTGCGAAACGGTGGCATGGTGTGCAATAAGTCTTATCCGCTGAAGGATAGTAGTATTCTGGGGTATGTTATGGTGGATTATCCGGAAGAGCCAGTGGAGCAGCCGAAGCGGTCAGGCTGGAGTCAGGAGGACAGTGGCTGGAAATTTTATAATGGCGACACCGGACAGCCTGTGCGAAATGCATGGTACAAGGACGGCCAGGACTGGTACTGGTTCGATGGCGCCGGCATGATGGTCCATAACACGTGGTATCAATATAAGGACGCTTGGTACTATCTGGGGGACGATGGAGCCATGTGCAGAGGCCAGGTGACGGTTGATGGAAAGTGGTACATCATGGACAATGCTGGCCGCATGATCGTGGAGCCGGTGGTGCTGACGCCTGATCAGAATGGGGCGATGCAATGGCCGGGGCTGGCAGAATAATTTAAGTGTAAAAAATACCGTCGAGAATTGTCGTTGTTTGACAATTGATTTCCATATCCTTCCAATTTATCCTTAGATTAGTAAAGGTGCTGGAGGTTTATGCGATGAACAACAGAAAAATTAAGGAAGTTTTGTGGGATTTGGGTGTTGGCAATAAATATAAGGGATTCCAATATTGCATTTATAGCTTGGAACTTGCGATTGAATCTCCTGACCGTCTAAACAGTATAACAAAAGGCATATACCCTGATGTGGCGAAGAAGTATAAAACAGGGGTAAATTGTGTTGAGCGGGATATCAGGACTGTGGCAGAGGTGGTATGGAAAAATGGAGGTAAGGAATTATTTATTAACGATTTGACTGGAGATGTATTTGAGAAAAGACCTACAAATGCTAAATTTTTGGAAATATTATTGCATTATATTTTATCAGATGCACCATGTCAGAAATGCAAAGTTGCCGAGGATTATAAAGAACGGCTGATAAAGCTGGAAGAAGAAAATAGAAGGCTGGAAGAGACAATAATGTGGATGCATGATCTGATATGGAAATTTATAAAAGAGTATAGTAACAATAAATAAACAGTAAGAGGGCGGTCCAACGGGCCGCCTTAAATATTCCTTGTATTTGCATTTATGTCAGTTTTTTTCGAGATGTATTCCTTCAGTACCATATTTATATACTGGCTGAATGATCGATCATCATCATCTGCCATTTCAGTAATTTTCTCTATAATATCCGGATCCAAGGTAATACTGACTTTTGATTTTTTCGGCTTCATAGTTGTCTTCCTCCATATCTTACAATATAGCATTATGTAGGACTCAATGTTGTTGAGTAAGATAAAATATGATAAAGTAGTATTATATAAAGACGAGGATATTATGCTCAAGGGGGATCAGATTATGAATGAGTTTGACAAAATCAAAGAAGAAATGAAAAAGCAGAGGATCACGCCGCGGATCCACTATGAACTGATTGCGCTCCGTGTGCTGAAGGTGGCGGCAGTGCTGCTGATCGGCGCGGGGATTTTGCGGTTGATGGTAAAATAAACAGGCGGTTCTATGCGGAGCCGCCTATTGTCATAATTTTATTTTTA